ACATGCCCGACGTAAATAGAGTCAGACACGGCAACCATACCAACGAAGTTCTTTCTTCTCTTCGTTTGGTAAATGGGTTAATCACACACTTAGTCTGTGGTAGTGAAAACACAGAATTATGTCCTCACTTCCGCTGGACCCGTGCCTATCCAAAAGTACTTGATACTCTTGGTGAAAGCTACGGAATCCACAGAATAAATATGCGGGAGGTGGAAATAAAAGGAAATTCAGTTGTCTCTGCTTTATACTTCACAAGATCTCTCTTAGAAGCATTTAGTCAGAGCCTCGAGAAAATCTTTCTATTTCCAATAAAAGAAGTACTCTACATTTTCAAAGTTTCCAAAGAGTGGAGTATTGGTGATTTCGTTTCAAACGCCAAATATTACACTTGCTACATGATAGCCCGATACATGCATCAGGAAGAAATGCCTGAGATGCCGGCTTCTTTTGTCGGTATTGATGGTAAGCCCCTTCATCCTCTCATTTATCGTAGAGGGATTCGTAAAATTCTCAAGAATAGACTTGTTTCATTTACAGTGAAGAACACTTACTTGTTTGGCACCATTTTACTCGGTGTTAAGCGAGCATGTTTCGAAGTACCAGACTCGTTTATTCTCAATTCTTATTTAAAACATAAGAAAATACTCTCTACACCACCTCAAGCTTCAGATATGGACGTTATTTCATTAACGAACCTTATCGACAGAGCCTTAAAGGACGTTAAGCCTATAAAGCAATATCGCTTATTAGAAGCTTCAACTTCCGCCTGTTGGGAAGCCAAAAGAGACGAAGGAGGCCAGAGAGAAGTTGTTCGAGAATTTCTACATCGACAATGTGGTGTAGCTGTTCGTGAACTTTCTGAAATGTATCTAGGTGACGACAATCGTGTTCACGATCTTATGACCGTTGATACCTCCGATTTAATAGATGTTGCCTATGACCACTATAAGTTTACTGAACACATAAATGTTATGGTTCATGCCCTTACAGAACCTCTCAAGGTTCGTTTAATTACAAAGGGTGAGGCCATACCTTACTATATTTCTCGTCACTTCCAGAAAGAAATGTGGCGCTATCTCCAGAATTTCCCTCAATTTTCACCTACTGGAAGACCCCTCGAAGTCGACGACCTCGAATGTGTAGCTAAAAGGATGAGAACCTTAGAGAATAAATATCAAACTAATTTACGTTTTGATAAATATGTCTCAGGAGATTACTCAGCCGCTACTGATGGAGTGGATATTCGTATGACACTTCTTGTCTTTAATACTTTCGCTGATAAATTCAAGATCAGTGATAAATTAAGACATCTCCTATACTTAGTTATAGGTCCACAGTACATACATTATCCATGTGAAGAAGAACATCCAGAATTAGGATCATTCTTACAACAGAATGGACAACTTATGGGCTCAACATTGTCCTTCCCAATATTATGTATTATTAACATAATTGCTTATTGGGATGCAATGGAAGCCTATGTGAACGATAGTAATCCAGGAAAACATATCCAATTAGATATGTCTGAATTACCTGTCTTAGTAAACGGAGATGATATCTTCTTCCCTGCTAATGATTTCTTTTACGAAATGTACTGGAAAGAGTCAATCAAGAAAGTTGGCTTTAACCTCTCACTCGGAAAGAATTACATCAGTGATAAGATTTGCACTATGAATTCTATGATCTTCCATATTCTGCCTAACGATAAATTCCGTTTAATTCCTTTCATGAACATTGGTCTACTTACTGGTGTAACAAAACACGGAGGTAGAACTAACGATAAGTTGAAACCAATTACAGATATTTACCAAGCTGTAATTTCGGGTTCACTTCATCGTAAGGGTGCCTCTCATGGTAAGTTCCTTAATTATTATAAGGACTCCATCAAGAAGTACACAAACAATGGTCAATTCAATCTCATGATTCCCTGGGAATGCGGAGGTCTTGGCTTCCAAAATGAGGAAGTTAAGACTTGTAAAATAACTCCGTTCCAGAGATGCTTTGCTAGTTATGTAAAGTATCACGCTGATCAGGATATTGAAGAAAAAGGAAAGATTTCCAAGTTAGGCCTCATTGAATACAATACAGTTAATAATGATTTAACTGATCGTAAACATATTTCACCAAAGGAAATTCACTTCTTTAGAAACAATGATATTATTCCAGAAGGTTATATCAAACTGTCAAAATACAACGAACAGTTTGAGGTACGTTCACCACTAAGTTACTCATATGATTTTGCTAACCAGCCCTTACTAAAGATTAAGGTGCCTGGCCGCTTCCTTAAATTATGGAGACAATCACAAATTGTCATTAAACCTAAATTTAAGGAACTCCGTAAAGAATATCATCGTGCTCATGATCTCCTACTTAAATGTATAAAGGAGCTCAGAGAGGATGATCCTTTCTTTGACACGGTATCCCTTATATTGGGAAGGCGCATACGTCGTATGAACCATAAGTATGCAAAGATCATACATTATGAAAGAAATCTTGTCAGTGATAAGATTTCAGTGGGAAGAATGTCCAATAACGAAATACTTACGGGATTTAAAGGTATCCCTTACGTTAAGGTTATTAATTAGTAATCTTTTCGAACCTTATGGGGTTCTTCGATTAACATCCCAAAACGTTCTAACTTTCTAATGTTGAAAGCTAGGTAAATATTTACGTACCAACCAATTTCAATTGGGGGCGTCGACAGACTGCACGGGATGAGAATCTCGGATTCTGTCGAAGGATGAACAGTCGGCCCTTTGTTCAGGGGTGGATCCCATACACAATGAACAACAAGAATATTAATAATAAAATTAACAATCTCAATAAGAGACTCAACCAATTACAAGCTTCCTCTTCTAAAAAGAGTAAGCCACGTAATTCCACTGCTCGCGCTCCTGTAGCTAATGCAGCCATCTCTAGTTCTAAGACTCAAAAGAACGTTAATGTTCATAGAGTTCTTCAAACTGAGAGAATAGGAACACTTGTTGCCAATGGCTCATCTGACTACTCGATCGTTAGTCAATCCGTTAATCCTGGCACTACTTTCCCTTGGCTTGCTAACCAAGCTAAGATGTACGACAAGTATAAGTTTAGGAAACTTCGTATCCACTTTAAGACAAGTGGTCCAACTGTTAATTTCGGTACAGTTGGTTTAGGATTTGATTATAATCCTCTTTCTGGAGATCCAATGGACTCCGTTGAATTTTCTCAACTTACCACTTGGAATATTCAGTCCGCATGGAAGAACTTTACCATGAGCGTGGACGTCACACGTCCTCTCCTACCATATTTCTTTACACGTACCACTAGAATTGGTGGAAGTGATTTAAAGACTTATGATATTGGAAGACTTTATATCATGTTTGAAGGTATTCCTACCTCTGTGACCTCTGGTACAATCTTAGGTTACATTGAGGCTGAATATGATATCGATTTAATCGACAAACAACCAGCCCTTCGTAGTGCTCCATTATCCACTGGATTACTTTCCTACAGTAATTATGGTATTAAGAATACTAGTACCACTGGAAGTGCCACTACCATCTATTGTACTATTCAACCCCAAATCTGGACTGTTAATAATCTAGATTTGCCGGTTTATAGTGGTAATAGTAATGGTATTAGTAACACCTTTAATGGTACTTACAGTCCTTCTCTTCCTCTTGAACCAGGTCTTTATAATATACACATAAAGACTAATCATGTCCAAGTACCAAGTTCTATAGAACTTGTGGACCAGGCCGGTAATGTTCTTTTAACCGGTTCTGCTTCAACAGGAGAGATTTTAGGTACTATTCTTATAGATTCTACTATTTCTTCTATACAAGTTAAGAAGACCTTTAGTAGTGCTACCTCTACAACTGCTGCAGGAAGTGGTGTCCAATCTGCCGTTATCCAACTTCTTTAAGTAAGTATTTCTAATAGACTTAAATCTATCAGACCTCTCTTAAAGAGAAGAAATATCAAGACAGATAACAATTACTGGTGCAGGCCTTTACCTATGTAAGATAAAGGGAAATTCTTTTATTGAATCTCCTCCCCTACGGGGCGCCAAGGTGGTAACTGTTTTGGACTTTTCGAGAGAGATTTGAGTTTATTGTTGATAGGTTTATTTCATAATATTCCTGTCATCCAAACCTTCTTATTTCCCTAGTAGAGTACCTTCTCCTACACACTATCCTATATAGTGCTGGAGGACCTGATTCATTGACATCAGGAATTGTCTGATAAATAAGATTCAGGACATAATCTGCTACCCATGACTTATATAATATATAAGTTTAAGGTGAGGTATATCCTTTCCTCGTAGATAAGGG